GAGGTTGTTTGTACGGTGGCTGTTCTTTTTGTTATATTCCGGGAAAATATCCTAATAAAACCAGAAGAAACGTTTCCGAAGAACAGATTTTAAAACAAATTATAGAATTGGATAAAATTGGCGTAAAAATGCCGTATTTTACGGATGAAGATTTTATTGGTGGAAATTTTGACCGGGCTATCAGTATCGCAGAAAAAATATCTGAAGCTAAAAGAAACGGTATCATTTCTCAAGATATGAATTTTTATTTTAATACTCGTGCAGCAGATGTTATTAATCCTCGTTGGGCCGAATTAAGTTCTGTTTTTATGGAGGCGGGACTAAATCAGGTCTTTGTCGGTATTGAGTCTGGTTCAAAAGAACAGCTAAAACGTTTTAAAAAACCAACAAGTGTCGAAAACAATAAAAAATGTTTAGATATTCTGGAGCAAAATGGTTTTAACATAGAAGTCGGATATATTCTGTTTGATCCTTATTCTACAGTTAAGGAATTAAAAGAATCTTTAGATTTTTTTGATAAAACAAGATTATACAATAAAAGAGTTTATTTAATTGATAATCTTAAAATCACACCGTTTTCTAAATTCCATGATATGGCTTATACTAAGCAATTGGCTTTGTCACCTTTAAATGTTCAGACCGTTTCCTATGATTATGAATTCGAGGATGCCAAAGTGCAAAAAATTTGGAATACAGCGTCAAAATGGAAAAGAAATGTTGAGAAAAAATATAGTACATACGAAGCAAATACCCGTGGAGAGAGTAATAACATCTTTTTTGCGGAAGAAGCTAAAATTCTAAACTATTTAGAATTTCAAGTTATTTCAAACTTGGTTAAATATGCTGATAGCGGAATAAAAGACTACAAAGAATTATGTCAAAAATCTATGAAGATTTATGAAAATATTATAAATCATAAATCGAAAGGAAAAAGAAAACAAACTATGTATGTATTAAATAAAAATAAAGGAAAAGCATACTAATATTTTGCTTAACATATATTTTTAAGTAGAGGTGTTTTATGAAACGGCTTATCAAACCCAAAGCATTAAACATTGGAGATACAGTTGCGACCATCTCCTTATCATGGGGAGGAGCAGCCGTTTTTAGGAAACGATATGAACAGGGGGTTCATCAATTTAAGGAAGCGTTCGGTGTCAATGTCATTGAAACATCCCATTCTTTAGCTTCCGAAAATGATATTTACGAACATCCAGAATGGCGCTTAGCCGATTTAATGGAAGCTTTTGAGAATCCTGAAATCAAAGCGATACTCTGTAATGTCGGCGGCGATGATACCATTCGTTTGTTGCGTCACATGAATGATAAGCATTTTCAAACAATTCATGATAATCCTAAGATTTTTTTGGGAATGAGTGATACTACAATTAACCATTTGATGTGTTATAAGGCTGGTTTGGAATCTTTTTATAGCCCTTGTACGATGTTTGGTTATGCTGAGAATGGCGGAATTCCTAAATTTATTATTGAAAGTACAAAAAAAACACTTTTCAGCACAGCACCAATCGGTACTTTGCCAGAAAGTGATGAGTATATTATTGACAAAGTTGAATGGGGAAAAGAGCATATTATGCGTCCCAGAACAAAAAGCACTGGTTGGAGATACATACAGGGAAGCAAAACAGTTCAAGGGAAATTGCTGGGTGGTTGCTTTGACAGTTTGATGGAATGCGTAAATGGAACATCTTTATTTCCAGCTGTTACTGATTTTGATGATACAATACTATTTTTGGAAAATTCAGAGGATAATCCTTCTCCAGATTTGACGACTTGTTTCCTTCGTACGTTGGGAGCAATGGGAATTCTTGAAAGAATCAATGGTATTCTATTTGCTCGTCCCGGAGGAGAGTTTTTACCTGAAGAGCAGAAAGAAAAAACAAATTGGCAAAGTCAATATGCCGAATTTGATGAGGCTTTCTTAATGGTTTGTAAGGAATATGAACGACAGGACTTACCTATTGTAACTAATATGGATTTCGGACATACTGTTCCTCAGCTCATACTTCCTTATGGAATAACAGCTGAAATAAACCCAAATTTAAAAACTGTTTCTATTTTGGAAGCTGCTGTAAGTTAGTTAATCAAAAATCCCACTATTTTACAATGATGGGGTCTTTTTAGAATAACTGTACTCTAGCTCATGTGCTGAGATATAACCATTTACATCTTCATAAATTTGAGAATATTCTGCAAAATTAAATATTTCTTGGCTTCAAAAAGATACAACTCTTATAATTTTCTGAACATCTACTGGTGGCAATTTATGATTACCTGCAGAAAAAGATTTAATTTCTTCATCCTCTATATTTGTTTTTTTATTGAAATTTATTTTTTGTAATTGTCATCAATGTTCTTTCATAATATAAATTCTTGAAAACTGTTAAAAGATATATTAGACTCATATTTGTTTGGTATTAGGGATCGTCAACCCCACTATCAAAGAACAAATTATCCTAGCGGATTAGATATATCCGTTAGCCTTCTAAGGCAATATCTCGACTGCAATGGTCGGGATGCCTCCGACTATAAGCAAAACAGATATCGGAGGCATGCCAACGATATTTGTTAAGGTCAGAGGATCATTTTCTAGGATAGTGATTTTGACGACGTCCCGACCACCTTTCACGGTGGTCTTTTTTATTGAAAGGAATTAGTCGTGAGAAATATCCTAGACTTCATATCTGAAAGAAACTTACAAGATTTAGGCGAAAAATTGCATTGGTCACGGGCTGAACATAAACTTGGCATTGAAGAAGTTGCCAAACAAATAAATTGTCCAGTTTTGAAGTTAGACCGTTTGGAAGCAGGTTTAGAGAGAATAGAAGAGAAAACTTTGATTTCTCTTTTGAATCTGTATAATGAAAAGCTTACAATTCGTTTGGAGGCCTATGATGACTCAATCTGATTATCCCATTTACACATTAGACGCCATTCATGAAGATATTTGTTTTTTGGTTTCTTACTTTTTTTATGATACCCGTAAGAAAAAAGAATACTCTTTAGCGGAAGTTAGTAAAAAAACGGGAATATCTATCGAAGATATTGATAAACTAGAGACAATGAGGGGAGTTTATGATTTTTGTATAATCAGCCGTTTAATAGATTTTTACCAAACAAAAATGCCCGTAGATATTAGTTGTTTTCCGAAGTTACCAAAAAATATTGCAAAAAAATGCTTGGCCTGAAAAGTTCATTAATAAAAGCCTTCATAAGAAGGCTTTTATTAAAACTATATTTTTTCATTGGCTAAATTGATAACGACTTTTTTATATATTTTCGCTTGGATGACGGCTTCATACGCTCCGCCGTATTCCCTATAAATATAAGAAATTATGTAATCCGCATTTTTAACCATATAGCGATTACGGACAGGAATGGCTAGTTTATAAGGGGCGGCTTCAACTTCTGCCGGATAGTCAAAACTGTCAAAAAAGTTATCTCTACCACGATGCAGTTGCTGTATATATGCAGCTACCAAAACAATATGAATGTTTGGATATTCCCGTTTCAGCTTTCTTAGAATTCCAGAAGCATAAATATCAAACCACCCATATCCGCCAATCCAGAATGTATTTACGCCTTTTTCGATTATAAGCCGTCGTATTTGTTTTTCAATTAGCGGCTCAATTTTAGAAGAAGTATCTCTATGTCCGAAAAATGCGCATACTTTTCTCATATTGTTCCAAACTCCCAAAAAAAAGACCACCTAAAATAGGTGGTCGGAGAGTTCGTAAATCACATTTCGCAAAATGATTCCTTTAGCCTTTAGAATCCGGAGATTCCTATTGCATACGCTAAAAGCTCCCCGACCGTAGCCGGGGATATATTTACTATCAGCTATTGCAAATAACCGACAATATGACGATGTATATCCAAACACCGTGCGAAATGAGGCTTACGACAGCCCCGCACCCATGTGCTAAACTAGGGGAACTTCCCCAAGTCTGATATGAGGATACCGATGAAAGGTTAATTTTGCAATAAGAAACTGAAAGTTAAAATTTTCAAAATTGTTTTTACTCCTCCCAAAAAATGCCACTGAATTGTCCAAATTTTGAGGAACAGTTCTGAGAAAAGTCGGTTTTTTCCGTTTTTTAACGCAAACCACTTGCAATTTAAAATGTGTATTTTATACTACTGTTTGTTGGAAGGCCCAATTCCGACAGGGTTCGGTAAAACCTAATCAGTATGGGCAAATCTCTTGGGCTTTGTGAGCTTTTAAAACAAGAGTATATTGCTATAGGGCATTTCACCTTAACGGGTGGATGCCAGCTAATAAGGCCTAGCCAAATAACTGGGCTATTTTTCATACTGATTATAGTTTACCCATCCACCCACCTGTGGTCGCACAGGTGGGAAAAACGTATTAACCCGTTGAAAGGATGGTAGCGATGCGAGATTTCAAATTCATAAGAACTAAGGCATTAGCGCCAAAATTTGAAGAACCGACAATCAAAGAACTTATCCGTTGTGTGGCAGACAATATGGATGATGCCCAATGGCGGCAATATCAATCGCTTTCTGCAGAGGAACAAGAGGTGTACGCTTTTGCGCTGCTGACAGAAACGGAAGAAACGGTTACAGCGACAAAAAAATATTTTTATACGATTGCCGGGGAAATTGAAAAACTGCTGCAAAATGGCGATGAGCCTCAGCTTGAAAAATTGTTGCCGGAAGTCTTAAAATATTTCCCCGAACCTCAGCGCACTTATTGTGCTATGGTTCATTCTCTACATGATTGTCTGGCTCGTACCGAACTCATTATTGCGAGAATAAACGAAGAACTTGGCGAGATTACCAATGTGGCTCAGCTCGCGTTGTTTGACTATTACATTAACAGCGGCAAACTCAAATCCTATTGCAAAAGACACGAAAGTTAAGTCCGATGCGGCTTTGTTGGGGCAGGATAGCGATTGGCATAATTTTACTTTTTGCACAGCCATTGTCTGCCGCAGACTTAAATAAAGCGGACATTTTAAAAATAACTGACGGTGATACGGTATTGCTTGCCGTGAATGGAGAAGAAATAAAACTTCGGCTGTTAGAAATAGACTGCTTTGAAAATAAGCCCAATCTGCGTGCCAAGTGGCAGGCGGAAACTTATGGTTTAACCAAAACGGAAGTTTTGCATCGTGGAAAGCAGTCAGCCGTTGTCCTGAAAAAATTGTGGCGGGACAACCGAGCCTTTTTCTACGTGAAACTCAAAGGAAAAGATGTTTACCGCCGCTATCTTGGTACTCTTTTTATTATCCGCAATGATATTGAGATTGATGTTAACCATTATATGTTAAAATATGGTGGTTGTTTGCCATATCGGCCCAAGCCAAGACGTTGGAAACCCAAGCAATAAAAAACTTGCTTTTTTATTTATGTTGCCAGTACTGATATGTACTGGGACACTGGCGTTCTGGTAGGTTGGTAAGGCCTGATTGGTGTGGGCAGGTTCCCTTTACGTGCAAGGAAAATTTTGTCGTTTTAATTTGGGCGGATGCCGGCCAATAAGGCTTAGCCAAATAACTGGGCTATTTTCACGTTAATCATAGTTACCAACCCGCCCGCCTTTGCTTGAATGTCTGAACTAATCTGTAAAATGGGGTTTATATTTCTCTGCGGCTTCAAAGCGCATAAGCTTTCCGTACTGCCGATAATAAAAACCGTTTATTACGTCTAAAAGCGCCAAATTCCGCACGCCCCATACAATAATCTCGCTCCGCATATAGCGCACCCACATTTCGGCAGTGGCGTTTCCTGAGGCATAAGCCGATTGCGGAAGCTTAATAATCTCATCGTAGTCTTTATTATAGTATGCGCTAATGGCAATTGCGGCAATATCTTGTTCCTCTGCTGCAAATTCCCGCTGTACCAAAATTCGGCAATACAAATCGACATAAGTTACCAGCGCAAGCTTAAAAAAATCGCTGTTTCTATAGTCTTTGGCAACATTCTCCGTATTACGCCTCAAAATGCGTACCAGTTGTTCATAAATGCCTAAAAACATCCCCTGACGATAAATTGCTACAAGATTGTCTTCATCAACGTTTTGGCAATACTTCTGCCAAATGGCTTCATCACGTTGCTTTAAATCAGCTATTTCCATACTCTTATCTCTGCGGTAACACATTTTCCCACCTGTGTGACCACAGGTGGGTGGATGGGTAAACTATAATCAGTATGAAAAATAGCCCAGTTATTCGAGCTATGCCTTATATACCTGGCATCCACCCGTTAGGGTGAGATGCCCATATAGCAACACACTCTTGTTTTTAAAGCTCATAAAGCTCAAGAGACTTGCCCATACTGATTAGAAATTACCGTTCCTTGTCGGAATTGGGCTTTCCGACGTTTATCAGCATACAGAACATAATTTTAATTTGCAAGCGATTTTGCAAAAAAACGGAAAACCCCAGCAGAGAACTGCTGGGGTTTTCTAAAGACTTGTGATTTTTTTATTGTGTTATTTTAGTTTAAGGAATCTTGCAAAGTCTTGCCAACCTTAAATCTGGCAACCTTTTTCGCCGCAACTTTAATCGTTTCACCGGTGCGCGGGTTGCGAGCCGTAGACGCGGCACGCTTGGAAACAGAGAATGTTCCGAAACCTACCAAACGAATTTCATCACCTTTTTTCAGAGCGGTGGTAACAGAAGCAATAAACGCGTCCAGAGCTTTGGTTGTATCAGCCTTTGTCATACCGGCTTCAGCCGCCATGCTGTCAATCAGTTCATTTTTATTCATAGATAAAACTCCCATATAGATTATATTGCACAGGAATCTAAATAGATTTTTCATTGCGAGTCAATGAAAAATAGCCATTTTTATCAAGATTTGATAAAAATACCCCGGAATTTCTTTCTGAGCGTTCTCACGGGCTAAAATTTAATCTCAATGATATGCCAAATAAAACAATGAAAAAAAGCCCCCTACTCGGAAGTAGGGGGCTTAAACATACATAATTCATCATAAATGATGTTGTTTTTATCAATTTGTTTAATTGTTTCCGGTGTATCTTTTTCATAATCAGCATAAACCGGCTCATAAAGCAAGCAAAAATCACCGCTTATACTTGTCGTGCAAGCGTTTAATTCGGTCAATATCAGACAAACCACTACGAACATTTTTAGCAGCTTTAACGGCATTTAACTTTCCTTTCGTTTGTTTATTCTCCGCCGCCTCTTTGGCATGGCGATAGCCAAAAAGGTATAAAAAAAGAGCAATAGCGGTAAAAACTATTGCTCTAAACTTCTTTAGAATTTCCATCATCTTTTTTTCTCCGGTTAATTCCAATATCCCGGACACCGCTAATTCCCAACATAATGCCTAAGCTGGTTAAAAGCTGTTCCCAGTCGATAACATCCACCGCAAAATACGGTGCAATCACGCAGTTATGCAGAAAACCATAACATAAAATCCAACCAATCAGCGGAATCCATGATCTTTTATTTAACTTCATATCAAATCAATCCCCTGTTGAATTGTTTCATCGGAATAGGGTTGAATGCCATTTTCCATGCGGATAATAGCTTTAATAAAAACAGTCAGCACCCCGCGTTCTTCAATATCTATGACTGTATCGGGGTAAACACCGAGCTGTTTGGCAACAGACTGAATGTAAGCAGCAGTCTGATTTTCATTAGGAGGCGCATAACGACTTACAATCGTTCGGACTGTATTTAAACCATGAATTTTTTTATAATTTATAAGAACTTTCGCCAAAGCACGGATTCCATAAATTGGTGCTGTAAAAACACAAAAGGCAGAATCTATATCTCTGCCTTTAGGATTTAATCCTTGCCAATTAGCACCGTGCCGGATATTCCCCGGATTATTGTTTCTAATTCCTCTTGGTAGTTTTTGATTCATTATGTATCTCCCAAATAAGTTGCCGCAATTCGTCAATTTTCAGTTCAAGCCGGGTAATATGAACCTGTGTGGCATACTCCCGGGCAACTTGCACCTTAAAATCATTCAATTCCTTATGTACATTGCCCATTTTATGGACAAGCCAAACAAAAGCCGGAACACAAATAATTTGTAAAAATTCTAGCCAATCCATTCTCTTTCCTTTCGTTTTATGTTTTATAAACCTCATCACTTTCATTAACGCAGCTAATTTCCACGGTATCGCCACGGGGTTTGACACCGATTACCTTGGCATACATTGATACTTTTCCTTTTATACCGAAAGTAAAATGAGTTCGTTCCATTGCCGTACCGGTATAGATTTTAATATCCGGCACCGTTTGAATGACAGCTTCTTCATCTACTGCACCGCGGATAACCGGATATGTCTCACTCATAGAGCCGTCTTTGTGGCGAAAACATATAAAATGTTCCTCGTTTTCTTTCCACATCAGATGTTCTGACAATTTTAGAGTATTCCCGGAAACTGATAACACTTCGCCGCCTTGTCCCCATTCGCACATATCATGCGTTATGCTGATTAAATCGCCATAGGTGGGGATTAGCCCCTCTAATTCGGTTTGAAAACTGATATACTTCCGCCGGTAACGGTTGCAAGCGCACATATAATAGCCCTCCCGAGCGGCATGTTCTTTGTTGGTACAGCCAAACAAATCTACATTGGCCGGGTTTTCTTCCGTACTGTCCGCAAGTTTGGTTGTTACATCATCATATTTCCAGTATTTACTTGAGAAATACTGTACTTTTACACTATCTGCCGTATCCTCAGACGGCATGATATATTCGATAGAAAAGCTATCTTTGACTATATTTCGTGGTGTGAACATTGCCGTAGGAATCGTCTTTTTATCATCACGGATAATTCGGATCATTCCTGCCTGCAAGATAGGAATGGCTCGTCCACAACGTGCAACCTTTAACATAGCTTCCCAAATTGTAGTTGTACTGTCAAAAATTCCGTCAAAATAATCTCCCCGACTTTCCCAAACCTTGTCAAGCTGTTCAAGTTCGGTTAAATGGATACGTTCATCTGACAATTTTCCACCGTATGGAGCCGTTAAAATATCCGCAATAGCCCAAGCAATCGAACGCGTTTTTACCGGTTCACTCCAACCGGAATTTGAACTCCATGTTTTGACTTTACGATTTACAATAGCGTTAATCTTTCGGCTGGAATTAGATGAGAGGTTATTTGTTGCCCGCATTTTAATAGCCAAAAGCGTCATTTCACCAAAATCAGACGGAGCTTCCATATAGCCTTTCAAACTTTCCCAATAAATGGCGTGAGCGGCCCTTGCACTTGTATCTTTTGCGTCCAAACGTACCATACGAACTTCATAGCGTCCCAAAGAAACCATATAAAAGAAAGTAAGTCGAATAGGTGTATTTTGAGCTGCCGTATGACTCTCTGAACCCAAAACAATCCAATCTCCAAGCGCATTTCCCTCATCATCGACGAGTCTGGCCTCTGCTTTCCATTGAATTGTTTTGGAAGACAGGCCACCACTATCGTTGGCATAATACAATCCGGCGCTCATAACCACATCTATACCGATTTTATCTATTTGAGTATCTTCAGGATTAACAATAAAACCGCCGACATAAGTGTCTTTTAATAGTTCTTGCCCGGCGATTTCCGCTGCCATTACCACATTCGGATTAAAAAGGGTTACAGGTTGGTTAGGCTGGACAATTTCATATTCCACCTCAGCAAACGAACTTATCAGCGTATCATCAATGCGAATCTGCTCAACTTCACAATAACCTTGTGTTAAAACGTGAAGCTGGTGAAGATATTGCTCATTCTCATTATATTCTGTGTAGGGCTTAGCTGCAAAATCCGGATAGATAATGTGCCGGCCATACAAAACAGGAATAACCCCGCCAAGTTTGGCTTGATTCCCCTGAGCGTTAAGAGAATATGTCGGACTGCTTTCCAATGACGAGGCGGAATATGATGATGTTAAGCTGCTGTATGGAGACGGAATAACTGCATTAACAAGCATTGACCCTCCAACACTTATGGCTGTTGCTGCCGCAGCTCCGGCAAAAGCGCCATAAGCTCCGGCAACAATTCCACCCGTATAATAGGCCGCCACCATAACGGCTACGGACAGTACGACCTTAATCGGATTTGAACCACCGCCACCACCACCTTGAGGCAAACACATAAAAGCAAGGTGATCTGAAGACTTTGGACAATCGTTCCAAAATCTTCGCAATAAAGGTTCACCGTTTAAAAAACAGATGAATGGCAAATTTTGAGGACTGACATTATAATATATGGCAATTTCTGTTATGCTCATTTGTTTAGAACAATAAAAAACCTCGCTTTGAGCGAGGTTGAAAGGATTCTGTATCTTAACTATTTGCGGCATACTCTAAAATCTCCATAATTTGCCAGCCGTTCATTTTAAGCTCCGGGAGTTTCTGAAATACCACGCCGACACCTTGCATATTATGCAAAACGCCACCTCCGTCTATATCAGCATAAATCCCCACATGACAAGGATATTTGTTCTGTGTCAAAATAACGATATTCTTATCCTCTAGCTTAAAAGTCTCTCTCAAGTGGTTATAATTAGATGATTTTCTGAATTCGCATAAAACATCACGCAAACTTGTTGCGTCTGTTACAATCGGTGACAGTTCCAATTTCAGCTCGTTTTGGTAAACATCTCGGACTAATCCCCAACAATCATATTCGCCATTAATCCATAGTTTTCCGATATATTTAACAGCCCAATGTTTCATTTTAACTCACTAATCCCATAAATTTTGATAAACGATAGGTTTCATTCGGAAATGTTTTATTTCCGATATCTGTCATTCTTGCCTTCGCCGTGATTTTATAAACATCACCGCTAATCTCCGTAACGGTCAATCTGACGGGCGGAATCATTTGGGGTGTTGTCAAGTCCGTAGATAAATAAGGACGATAAACAAGCTCTGTCTTATATTGCGATGAAGCAGCATTGTCCAAGTGTTTTCCTATTTCCCGACTGACATTATCTATTTCTATTGTAATTTCCGGTACAGCAGAAGTATCTACCGGAGGAAGTTCGATATTAAAACACATCGCTTGAAATTCGACATCTTTTCCTGTTTCGAGTTTAGCTGTAATATTATGAAATCCTTGCACAAGAAAGATTGTTATCGGATTTCTGTTATCATCCATAAAATCAGGATGTTTAATTTCTAATGTATGATAAATAAGCACATCACTTGGGCTTGAGGCATAAGCTTCCATAATAGCCTGCTGTAAAACATCATTTGGCATCGTACTCTCCTAATATCCAACAGCAAACCATGAAACTATACCTTGACGACATCCTGTATCATCAGAATCCCGATATCGAATACTGAAAGCCGTTGTACTAATATTGACAGCCACAGCAAGGTAATTATAGTCACTGGTATAATTAGTCGGCTGATTATAAGGGGTCAGTAATACCATTAGCGGAGCTGCCGAAAATGCGATTGGAAATGTGACCGGAAAATCAGCATTGGCATTGACCATAACTTTACCACCTTGCTTGATTAAGCCAGTTGCCTGATTTCTTTCATACCAGCAGGTATCATTCCATGCCGACAGAAATATCTTAGCATTAACCAGCGCAGATGTTATATTGCCCAAATCTGTATCGACTTTATTTATTAAAGTATTCCTAAGTTCGGTAGTGTCTTCTTCTGAAAGAGGGCGACAAATATCCGCACATTTAATATAAACCAATTCATAATAAGATTTAGGTCTTGTTTCCGAACCATAACGGGGAATTCCGTTGATTCCGTCTGTTTTAGGTTCCAGAACATACATATTTATACCATCTTTCTGGAGAGCCTCGTCTGCACTTGCTGTTGCGGTAATTGCCGGACCATCACCCGAACCGTATGCATCAGTCCTAATTTGATTGGAGTGGTAATGTCCTTGAAACTGATCATCTAAAATTGTTCCAATATTTTCTAATGTACCACTTCGGGCATAGTTCTTTAAAAGCGGCAAAATAATGGTATTTTCATCTATTTTAACATAAGAGCCACACATTCCATAATTGGAAACCTGACTGTTGTACGTTGTTTCATCAGTAAATACCAGATAATTAGTATCAACTAATTGAGCAAAAAAATCAGGATATTTGGTGCGCGTTATGGTGTTTTTATACCATACAGGCTCATAACCGTCCGGGACTTTTTTATTGCCCGGTACACTCAAACGAGACCCCAAAGGAGCTGGTGCAGCGGATTCAGCATAATACTTAGCCTGATTAGCGTGAGATTCTGCTAATGCTATTTGTTCCTCTGCAGCTTTTCCAATATTGGAAATTTGTGTTGTCCCGGCAAGATTTACAGTTTCAACCTCTGTATCTCCATTATTCTGAATGGCAAAAATCTGTAAAGCCGTTTCATTTTGAATGTTTTGGATAGATTTATTTGTTTCCGAAGATATATTATTAAAGATTGTCTCCGCCTGGCTTTTGATGTCTAAAGTATCGTTTTTTAGTATCTGCGTATCTGACTTTATAATAATTACATCATCTTTAAGCTGGAGAGTGGCATTTTTAGCCAATATAGCTTCATCTCTTGCATGTTCAGCTTCCGCAACAACATCTGATACACCACCTGTTATGTTATCTCGTATATCTTTAAGCTGTTTCGCAACTGTCGGCACATCTCCATTTTCAGTTGTTACAACCGTATTTTCATCGCCATGTATAATATTATGCCATTTTTTGCCGTCAACCTCTACCTGCGAAACAGCAGCTTCAAGTCTTTCTTCCATATTTGCCATTTATAAATCCTTTGTTTGTTTTTGATATGTTATATGTACGTACTCGTGAAGATGATTTACAGAACGGGAAAGTTTTTCAAAATCATTAGAAAGCAAGATATCTAAAGCTCCTTCCGACAGGGTAGGACGTTCTCGTATTTCTAATTCAGAGGTAATAGCCCACAAAATTCCGTTTTGAAGTTTAGCTGTAAATTGTTGGGTAAACCTCGCTTCCTGTTCTATAAGGCCTAAACCGCCTAAAAGGTTAATAACAAACCACTCAGCTCCCTCTTTCGCATGATATTTATACCATGCTTCAAAAAGAGAAAATTGCGATGCATTCATAAACCATTTAACGGTAATTTTACTTGGAACCGCATCAAATCGCCGACGTTGCCGAGCTGTCCCCGATTCCATTTGTGTACGGATAATTGCTTCATTGGGCGTAATAGAGTAATCCTCGACCAGCGGCAGAGGAAGCAAGTCTGGAAATCTTACTGTCATCAATATTCCTTTATAAACTAACCATAACTGCCGTATGCGGGATTAAGTCCGTATCGCCGTTCCAAAACCGGAGCAAGGCCTGTTCCTTTGGAAACATTTTTAGCCATTGAGTTTTCTATTTTTTCAATCATTATATCCAGATTGATTTTACCGTTTCCCTGATTTGATTTAGTAACCGACGTTTTAACATCCGAAGAAGCATTATTTATAACATTAACGCTAATGTTAACCGTGGATTCCCTATCCCCAATTGCTTTCATCTGTTCACGGGTAAAGACCCCTTCGCCGCGTTTAGCGATAATTGGTACCTCATCTCCAACAATGCCACCGCCATGAAATTTGGGAGCATTAAAAAAAACTGCCGGACTGGCATAAGTCTTCCGTAAATTATCAGAACCAACAATTCCCCCTGTATGAGCGGTTGCAAATCCAAAATAACTGGCAATTCCGTTCAATAATGGTTGAGTAATAGATTGCCGAATTATAATACGCGTAAGATCACTGATAATAGCGTTGGCAAAATCTGAAAAACTGGCCTTTCCAGTTGTTACAAAGGTTGTAAGAGCATCTTCCATATTAGAAAACGCATTTTTTACCGTACTTTCTGCCAGATTTGCGAAATTACCGGCTTCCTCCCGAATACTTGTAAAACCACGCCTAAAGCCGTCTTCTAATGATTTCGATGAATTTAGCGCAGATTCTTCGGCTTTCTTAATCATATCATCATATATTCTTTCAACATCAGACTTATATTGCTGATACCCTGATTTTGTGGAATCTAAACCTTTTAATGTTTCCGATTTCCATTTATCAGCCAACGCAATAGCTTTGTCATACGGTGTTTTTAAATCCAAAAGCTTATTCTGGATATCATCAATCGTTTTTTTATAAGTATTGTCATCAACACGAGGTGTTACTTTAACCTCAGTTGTAACTTCCTCTTTTGGGGGATTTTCAATATTGGCTAATTCCTCACGGGCTTTATTAGCATCAATTCTGGCAGCTTTTAAAAGCAAAATATTTTCCTGAATGGACTTTGCCATGGGTGTAAAATCAGGATAATCTTTTGCTAACTCCCAAACCCTTTCTTGATACTGTTCCAAATCAATCCGGGATTCGGAGAGCATTCGGCGCAAATCTCCCGCCATAATTTCCCACTCTTGTTTGAAAATATCTGGTTTAACCCTTTGAAATAAGGATACACCGCCGGTATTCTTAAGACTTTTTTCCAAATCTTTAATATTTTGTTCTGCGTCTTTCAGAGCTTTGCTCCAAGTTGCAACCGCTTCATTTTTACCGGCTTCATTGAGATTATTGACTTCTTGAACAGTTTTCTCGAGTGATTGTTTCAGCTCATTTAGGGTTTCGGCATGTTGTTTACTTGCTCTTTTAGCGACATTATGACTGTCAGCCAGTTTATATAAAGAATATCCGGCAATAATTGCCAGACCAGCAGGGCCGCCAATCAGACTTAATGCCACTTTTAAGGTATTCGCTACTCCGGCCGTTAAGGCCATTTGCACAGCAGCCATCTTAGAAACTTGCGACATCATAGTTAAACCTGCTATTGCAGATTTAGAGGTTGTTCCTAAAAGGGCCATTCCTCCGTTTAATTTCGTAACACTGCCACTTAAAGCAACCCAGCCGGCAGAAATAGCTGAACCTCCTAAACGAGTGGCAATTAAACCTAATGCAATATCCGCATTTTCAGCTAATGTGAAGAAAGCCCCTGACGCCACCTCTACAGCCGTAGCTAAGGTCTCTCCGATTACTGTTGCTGCATTTCCGCTTTGTCCAACTAATTCATTAAATTGAGTAAGTGAAGATTTTAATGCCTCATTTAAGCCATTTTTGCCAATATCACGGTAAATTTTATCAAAATTATCCTCAATATTGGAAATTACACCGTTCATAGTCTTCATTTGTTCCGACATTGCTCTGGCAAATTTTATATCGCCAAGCGAACGGAGATATTTTTCTATATCCGTAGCATTTTTTTTAACGGTTGTAGTTACACCTGCAAAAGTGAATTTAACTTCATTCGTCAAGGTATTGGCTTTAATACCAAAAGATTTCAGACGTTCAAACTCTCCAACCGTAGCATCTGCAACAGCCTCAACAAAATCTAGAATATTTTTACTGAATGCCGAGGCTGTATTCCCGTAAGAGGTTAATGCTTCTTCCGAGGGGTCTAGCCCTAACGCCTTAAGCCGAATAAAAGCTTCTACAACTTCATTTAATTGATATGGTGTAGCTGTTGCAAAATTTTCAATCAACGTAAATGCGGCTTGTGCATTTTCTGTAGATCCTATAACAGTTTTAAGAGAAGCTGAAAGCTGTTCAAAATTTCTGTTTGATTCAAATAACGCCCCTAAGGTTCCTGAAATGCCTTTGAATCCCAAAAAAGCACCGGCAACATAAGAGGCTTGCCTTAGGATATTATTAAAAACCTTTGTATTCTCGTTTAATTTTAAAAGATTATCATTAGCAGGAGTAATAACATTCGTTATTTGACGAAAGGCTTTTTGACCGTCATTTCCAAGAGCTTTGAACTCTTGTCTGACTTTGTCGCCTCCCACCGCCGCCAGGCGAATAGATAAATTTTTAGCAGCACTCATCTTTTATACTTTCGTTAATAAAATTTATATTGCCAACAGTTCGCTCATAATTTCCAAGTCAAAACCTAAATTTTTGGCAATATTAAGAGCCAAAGACAAATCAGGCTCGGAAAGTCTTTTCAAAACTTCCCAAGCCTGCCATCCTTCAACTGTTTGCGGAGCTGTTTCTATGTATTTACATTTTTCAATGGAACAGAGCTTATTGGTTTCTGAACACCCTTTACAATAGTCTCGCCCTTTGCCGAAATGCCACTGGCATCGGGCGCTAAGTCGTTTTTTTCCGCTTCCAAGATTTCACGAACTCCACAATACTGGTTACGAAAATTCTCGGCGATGAGCCAAAAATTTGAAAAAAGTTCCTCAATTTTCTGTTCACAGACCGGCGCCGGCTCATCGCTTTCAGCCTCTAAAATACCCTCCCACTCCAAAATACCGGCCAAAGCCATTCCGATTGTTAAATGTTCATCTGCAAAAGCTTCTCGAATTTTAGGATTGTTTAAATCTAAAAAGTCGGAAACATCTGCTCCGACCTCTTTTGCTTCTTTATATTGTTTGACAGTTTGGGATATTTTATCATTCATATATGCTTTAGCTTGATAAAATATATTAGAAGTACATGGCTTTACCTTAATTTTAACACCATAACCAACATTTAGCCAATATGGTTCTTTAGGAATATTTAGCTTTAACATCAGTATGCCTCCTCATTATTTATTAATATAACAGTCATCATTTTTCCGAGCGTCTGTTCTTTCGCTCCCTGAAAATCATAGGAACACTCAATGCCTCCCGGACCGGAAATAGAACGTTTGGGCTTAGGAAGATAAACCTCATGGCAGATAATCGTTAATTTTTGATTTTCTGACAGTTCATACCCAAACTCTAAATCTACAGGCTCGCCAGCTCGTGCTTTGTTCATAAGTTCATTATCCCCATACCGTACGGAAATGCTTCCAGACAGGCCGGCAACACCTACATCAATCGCTTCAACCTTGCCGTCATTGCGGATTGTTTCAATTTTTTCCAGATTGTTAGAATAGGTTAATGAAGCTGCAGTAACATTTGCCAAGCGCATGCCAGCATTTTTAATAAATCCCTGAAATTGTGAAAAACGAGTATATGTTTTAGTTTCAGCTTCTGTAAATATACTCGTTTGAGCAGCATCCTCACCCTGAGCCAAAAGAGCCACAGTTGCCTGTGCTTCTCCTGAACGTTGGAAGTTAAAGGCAATGCTATCAGCCTTCACGCCCATAAAACGGATATATTCGGGGACTTGGGGAAGACCTATTTCTAATGCGTAACTGGGAAGAGATACTTTTCCAGACTCAAAAGTATGTTCATAACTTCCGGTAAGGGCTTCTTCATCATCAGTAATTGCTTTTGAAGTGGGTGAACCAAAAATGGCTTTTAACCAAATTCCAAAATTACGCAAATCAACAGGAATAACGATATCCCCTGAAACATTAATAACATCTTGAAATGGGGTGGTAGGGTCACGTCCTAATCCGAGAACATTTGATGTAACGAGGCTCTGTTCACTATCCAAAGATGAAGAAATAAACGGAATCTTAGTATAGCCATTTTTCGGCATAACCCCATATTCTATTTCCTCGGCAATTAAAAGGCTGGCATTCCAACCATAAGCTCTACTCATATCTTTTTCCTTATAAAAGAGGGTTATTTGAAACAAATTCGATTATAATGGGGACGGACGCCACCATAACTGGCGGAGCACCATCAATATTTTCATCGCTATATTCCGGGGGTTCTGTATGCAAATAGTCAACATTTCCACCCAATGAAAAATCAGATTTGAGACAGTCTGATACTTTTTTTATAATTTTAGACATTTGATTATGGCGATTATCATCGTCCATATCTTGTACTAAAACTTCCAATTCAGGGCGGAGCTCCAAAACATAAGATACTGGCGAAAGGATTGTTTCAACTATTTCACATTTTCCAGAGCGGAGAATAATTATTCCCTCTGGTGGAATTTTTTGCGGAATGACAATATTTTTCTTTATTTGGACATCTTTCAGTCTTTCCAGTCTCTTATATAAAAGGTTGATAATATTTGTAACGCTTGAGTTTTCCAATTTGTCTCTCCTTTTTAGGGAATATAAAAAACATACAGAATTAGTCTTTCCAGTTTGATAAAATCAAACTTGGCACTTTATTTTCTATTTTTCGGCTTTCTGTCTCGAAATTAATTAACTTGGGCATTTTGACCTTAGGTACTAACCAAAAGGCAATAACCGTCCGTCGTTTCTGTTCATATACCAATAAAGAGGTACCATTAGGACGATAAACATATCTAAGCCGGATTCCTTTCATTTTCTCATAAAGGGCCGGAGTAACTTTTTTCCCACCAATTTTTTGGGGAATTGCCGGCGTAGGAATTGCTAGCCAAAAACCGTCTTTTCCCCTGATGACTAAACCATACTCAAAACTTTGCATAATTTTATCAGCTTTCGAATAAACTATGCCGGCGGTTTTTAGACTATTTTTTGATTTAGGAAAAATATCTCCTCTCCATGTGTACGCCAAACGAGACCCCAAACGTGCGGATTTTACTTGTTTTCTCATTGTATCTTTGAGTTGATTGGTCGCTGCCGATATACCTCTTGTTACGGCAACTTCCGCATTTTTTAACTCTTTTTCTAATATTTCAGCCAGATTTCCAGTTAAACTTGTCTTTAAGTGCATATAACTTCAAAGCTCCACGTTAAGTTATTTGTGTCTTTTAACGGTTCCTGACTAACCGTATATTCTTTATTGTCGCAGTATAGTTTTTCTCCAATCTGTAAATAT